GCACCAATGCTGCCGATCATTACAGCAACAAAAAATGTAATACCTGACAAAGACGAAGTTATTGCTATGTTAACAAACAGGGATGGTTTCGTAGACTGTACAGGTCTAACCGAGCGTGAAATGTCAATACTTGAGTGGTCTTTGCAAGGAAATACACGTAATACGCCCTTCTTGGTTGATCAAGAATTTACTATGATGCAGGCGGGTAATAGAGTTGTAGCATTTAATGCACCAGGGCCTGGAGGTAACGCAGACAATATAAGAGAAACAGAAGTATTAAACTGTCTCAAAAAATTAATAACTACTCACAGGTGGCACCAGGAATTCTATAATGCGATAATTTTACTTAAAGACTGGGTGTCACAACCAAGCACTGAAACTGTAGAGAGTCATTGGTGGACAAACCTAGATAGAGGAATCGCACTACCACAGCTAGGACTTAAAAGAGCTATATTCCCACACTTGTTAAGGGGAGAAGCTGTTTGTATAACTAGGGAAGCTCTAGAAATGTATGACAATGTATTTATGAATAAAAGACACATGTTCGTAGAATCTGCCTTACTGGTTGCAGCATATAGCTGGGGTGAATATCTACTACGTTATAATGCGGAAAGTACTACCCAGCTCTTGCTACTTAAAAATAGTGCAGGTAATGAAGAATTGAACCCACATGAAAGGGTGACGGCAATACAGAGTGCTCTATTAGCAACTGGAGTACCAGTGTGTAACTTTAAAGGAGCTGGTACATTTATAATAGGTGATATGGAACAACAATCTAAAAATATAGTAAAATTCGGCCATATAGATATTGAACATCTGGGTGATTATGGTTACCATCTGAACGGACAAAATGTGATTGTGAACTCAGTGGTACCACCTGGAGCTACCAGCCTGATTGTGGGACTGGCCTCTAGCTTATTACAAGGGACACCATTAAATGCTGAATTTGCCATACCGCCAGTACATATGGTAGTAGTGGATAGCAGATTCCAAAGGGGAGTGTATTTTAAGGACTTGTGGGCTATGGGCGTGGTACATCGTTGGAACGGTTTTGATCTAACTTATAGAACACCCGTCAGTTTAAATAGACATAAGATGTATGCTGCAAATAATGTTAGTATAGCCTTACCACCTGTGTTTCCCCCAACAGTAAGGCAGAATGCTTATTATGTATATAGTAATAGCACTGAAAGAGAGCATTGTTTTGGTGATGACTTTCAATGGGCACAAGATAAGATTACTAGATTTACCTGGATAACCAGTCGAGTAGAGATGCTAGATGGTACAAATTATAATTCACCACCAGTATTTGACTATTTTGAAAATGTACAAATACCTAGGAAGATGGAGTTTGTTGAAATGCAAGGATTAGACATAGTGACCGCGGTAGTTAGTAAATTTAACATTTCAGAGCGTTTTTTTTACCTAGAGAAGCTAAAAGCAGGGTTGCCTCTACCCAGCGCAAGAAAACCGTTAGACTTATTAGAGGAAGAACCAATAATCAGTCAGGAGGAGAAAAATACGTCAGAGGAGACACCGGTGGCTTCAGGAAGTGTAGCCCAGTCTTAGGCGATATGACGAAATTTTATGATAAGTGTATACCTATGTATATAAAGAAAAGGAATGATGTCAAAGATACTATTGGACAAGTATGTCAGTTGGAAGAGGCCGATTTTATCTTATTTGAAATAGTTGAAGGGCTGCAAGGTGTCGGTAATAAATATCTATTTTTAGAAAAGCAGGCTGTGTACGTCTCTTGTGTATATTATAATTCTAATAATGTAACAGCAATGTATATTCACAGAGAAATGTATCTTAATAATATTAGTGAGGATGTAAAGTTAAGGTTGTCTAAAGTAATGTATGGTCATGATTTATTTAGTTATGGTCTTATTAGTACACCAAGAGTGGCACAAGGCATTTTACATATCAAGGATGTACGATATGAGAAATTCTTGGAAATTTATAACGTAGATGAAAACATTTGTAAATATAATTCACAGTTTGAACAAGATGAAAATGAAATAAATTCAATGTTAGAGGTAATTACACCTATAATAGATGGAACCCGCAAGTTGAGAGTCGATCGTGTGTCGGCATACCATCTGCGGCACATCACAGTTAAAGAATTGGCTAGGTATGGAACTAGGGACATAGCAATCAAGACATATAAAAACAAAAACCTTATTAAAAACGTATTAAAATTTGACTTGACTGAAACTTTCTTCTGTGGTCTACTGATTTGGTTAATGTTACTACCGCCCAAGCAAGCGGATATGTTTTGTTTATCAGATGTTAATACTTGGTTATATAATAATGAAGAAGACTTTTTCTTAAAGATTAAGAAGTATTTTACGCTTAAACTTAAAGCGGTTCAAAATTTAATTAGTATTGACTTAACACCTTTTTTTGAAATGGAGGTATTAGTAAATAGAGGTATGGGTAATATCAGTTGGGAAGAAGAAGAAGAACATAGGACAAAACCGAATGTATGTACTATACCTGCTGTAGATATTTATAAGTACAGTTTGGAGTTATTTTCGGACATAAGAATGACTGGCTCGAAACCTAGGAATAAGAAGTGGTCGGATTTCTGGGAAAGCAGGTGGGAATGGGCACCAACGGGAGTGTATCATACCCAATATGATGAAGACAATAAGTACTTAGATGAAGAAAAAGAGTGTAGAAACAAACTGAACGCTTTAAGTAGAATGGAAGAAAAAGATGTTATACATTTCTTGGATAGAGCACCAAGTATGGTAGCTTGGCCTTCAATCAAATATGAGTGGGGTAAACAAAGATCAATATATGGAGTAGATATAACCAATTTCATATTATCTGCTTTCGCATTTTCGGACTGTGAGGATGTGTTGGCGGCTAAATTTCCTATAGGTAAAGCTGCTACTGAGGGTAATGTACGTAATACTGTAAAAGAAGTGCTTAGGAACGGAATACCATTTTGTTTTGATTTTGAAGATTTTAATTCTCAACATAGTACGATAAATATGCAAATGGTGTTGGAAGCTTACCTATATATTTTTAAAGCAGATATGTCTGATGATCAAATCAAGAGTGTCAAGTGGGTGATGCAGGCGTTAGGAAATGTAAGAATTCTAGATATCCATGACAGGAACAGGTCGTATGAAGCAGCTGGTACACTATTATCGGGTTGGCGATTAACTACCTTTATGAACACGGTTCTTAATTATGTTTATACCAAAATAAGTATGGGGAGCAATGATAATATGGTTAGTACGCATAATGGAGATGACGTATTAGCAGGAGTATTAAATTTAAATGAATTGTTAGATTTTTTAAATAACTCTAAGAGGAATAATATAAGGTACCAACGGAACAAGTGCTACCTTGGAGCGATTGCCGAATTTCTGAGAGTTGACCATCTTAAGGGAGTAGGTGCACAGTATTTGGCTAGAGCAGTTTCTACATTTGTACACGGCGCAACAGAAACGAGCATACCTAATGATATTAGGAGTACATTGGAGGCATTGAATACTAGACGGATTGAGCTGATTCAACGTGGTAGTGATGAAAGGTTAGTAAATAGACTTTTATATAGCCAATTGCAGCATTTAGAAAACATCAGCACGTTGAATTCTAGAGAGATGGTGCGGGTAATCAATACACACTATAGTAATGGTGGTTTGTCTAAGTATTGCACACAACAGAGCCTGCGTTATAGTGTAACACCCAAGTTTAAAGAAAAATCTGAGGTCAGAAAAAAGACAAGGGATATAGTGAAAGAATTTCCGGGCGTGGCAGCATATACTAAGAGATTAGTGAGGCAGGGTGTCAGTGCAGTATATGCAAAGAAAATCATTAAACAACTTTATCTAACTACACAAGTAGGCATTTCCACAACTTTAGTAGATTATAGAGTGAATGAAGTTCATGACCCTGGTGGCACGCTAGTAAACCTGCAAACTTTAGAAGAAAATGACGCGGTACAAAATAATCTAAGTAATTTTAGTAATGACTTCGACAATATCAGATGGCTTAATGCTTCGCAATATGGCATGTTTAGGAATTCCTATCATGGCCGCAAAGCAGTATTAGCTAAGACATTTGGTATACCTTTATTGGATATTAAGGGTAAAGACACAGAAATAAGTGATAGACTTAAACGGGAGCAAAATTCTTATGCTGCGGCTAGGATTTTGCTATGAACCTGTGTTAATGGAACTACA